GTAGCACCAAATACAGTAACTAATGGATTAGTATTATACCTAGATGCAGGTAACACAAATTCTTATCCCGGTACAGGAACTAGCTGGAGAGATATTTCTGGAAATTCAAATAATGGTACTTTAGTCAATGGACCTACGTTTAGTTCTGCTAACTTAGGTTCGATTGTTTTTGATGGGACGAATGATATTTCAATACACCCTTCTACATTATATGTTGATAATTTTTCACTAAGTGCATGGGTATATAAAACATCCTCAGGAATTCAAACTATAATAGCCAAAGGAAATTCAAGTTTTGTATTAAATTTTTACTTAAGAATTGCTGGAAATTCTGGGTTTTACGGAACAAATACTGTATTTACAGAACTTGCTATATCTGATTTAACATTAAATACTTGGAACAATACTGTATTAACATATGATAAAACTAGTTTAAAATACTATTTAAACGGTGTATTTATTAACCAGACTAATGCAACAAACACTCCATCATCAACAGCTAGTAATACTATAGTAGGTAGATTAGGAGATTATAACGGGCAATATTGGACTGGTAGAATAGCAAACACTCAAATTTACAACCGAGCCCTCTCCGCAACAGAAATCCTCCAAAACTACAACGCCTTAAAAGGCAGATACGGACTTTAAAATATTTATAATAAAACAATGGAAGAAACAACATTAGAATTACAAGAGTACGACAACAGAGAATTTATGATCTTTGCTGTTTCCGAATTAGATCAAATAGACTTTACTCAAGTTTTAGAAACATCAATTAACACAGTAAGAAAATCTGTTGACGGATTAAAAACATTTGTAAAATGGGATGGACCTATTATTCCTTCATCAGTGGATGCTTTAACTACAAAGGAAGGTCCTTACACCTATGAAGAAATTTTACAAATTTTATCTACCCCTGAGTGGACAGATCCAAACCCATTTCCTTTAGGAGTTTAATATGAGTACAGTACAAGGAGGTCAAGGAAACATTGTAACAAGTGGATTGGTTCTAAATTTAGATGCAGCCAATCCAAGAAGTTACTTACCTCCTTATAATGGAACTACTTGGGGAGACTTATCTGGAAATAATAACAACGGTACTTTGACTAATGGGCCTACTTTTAATACAGGAAGCGGAGGAAATATTGTTTTTGATGGAGTGGATGATTATGTTAGTATGAACAATTTAGGTTTTGCTTTAATGGGTAGTGGTATTTCTTCTACGGTTTGTTTGTGGACAAAACTTAACACAATATCAACGAGTCAAAATATGGTTATTCTTGAACAATCTAACACTAGTGCAAAAAGATATGTTATATGGTTTCAAACAGCTGATAAAACTTTAAATTTTTACCCAAATAAGACAAATCATAAAACCTCAACTATTAGTGCTAATACATGGTATTTTATATCTACCATAGTAAATGGATCTACGAGTAGAATGTTTCTTAACGGGGTAGAAGTAGGAAGTTCAACTTCCTATACTCCTCAAGATACTAATTCAACTTTTTGGTTAGGTATAGGTCCTGTATATAGTAGTGAGGATTGGAATGGCAATTTATCCAATATTCAAGTTTACAACCGTGCCCTCTCAGCCTCAGAAGTCAACCAAAACTTCCAAGCCACTCGAGCACGTTTTGGAATCTAATAATATTTATAACAAACCTGGAAAGTGAAAGGTAATAAGAATGAATGAATTTATAATTAAAAATGGACTTGTTGTCCAAAGTGGTACAACCACAATAACTGGATCTTTAATCATAAGCGGAAGTCTTACCGGAAGCTTTACAGGAAATGTTCCCACAGCCTCTTATGCTGTAACAGCATCTTATGCTTTAAGTGGAGGAAGTGGTGGAGGCACAAATACAGTAAGACACGAATATTCAGAACCTTACGACTATTTAGGAGTAGCCCCCTCAGGAACATTAGAATCAAGTCCTGCTTGGGATATCACAAGATTGACCATATATTTGGATGGAACTGCTTTAAATCAAACAGCATCCGGGGCTTGGACAGACAGAGCAAGTTTAATTTATACATAATATGAAAAAAGTTTATTCAGTAGTAATCGGAGATGTTTTTAACGGAGAACAATATTCTCTAATAGTAACCACTTATGATATGGACGAATCAGGTAACAGGATTAATCCACAATACGTTAATATTATTTGTGCAACAATACAAGATGCTTTAAACAAAGCATCCGAAATAACTAGTAGTTAATATGCCTATAAGATTTGCCATAGCAAGTGGAAGCTTTTATGATCCTGCTATTTGGGACAGCGGATTAGGAGTACCAACAGCTAGTGATGATGTTTATGCTAACAGGAGAAGAATAGTAATTGATTCAAGTGTAACAGTAGCTTCCTTTCAAAACTCATCAACAGGCTCTATTATTGATGGAGGAACATTTATAGTTTCAGGAAGTAGTCCTATAACATTAATAGGTAATATAACAGGAAGTAATACTGTTACCAATTCATCAACTCACTGGACTATACAAGTGACAGGCTCAGGAACTAACGCTACTGTAATAGGAAATATTTTAAGTGCAGGTAATGCCTCTACAAGTAATTATTCTTTATATTCTTATACTCAAACAACTTGTAGTATTGTAGGAAATATATCAATGCAAGCTGTAAACAACGTTAGATGTGTTGGTACCGACGGTATATTAAATATAACAGGAAGCATTTTTAATACAGCAGGAGGTAGAGATAGTGCTGGAGTGGTTATCGCCGGAACTCCTTCAAGATTAAATGTATCAGGTACTTTAGTACATACAAATGGAAATTTTTCATGTCATGGTATTAATACATCAGGAGATGTAAATTTTATAGGTAATATAACAGCTAGTGCTTTTAATAGTGTTGGGATTCGGATCGAGAATAGTGGTGTAAATAAGACATACAACCTAATAGGTAATTTTAATTTAGGAAATGGCCAGCCTATATACTGTGTAAATCCTTTAGCCACACTTAATATATACCCTACAGTTACAAGAATAAACAACGGTACATCTTTTGAGGTTAGAGAAGCAGGAACATGGAATTTTTATGGAGACATTAATCCCGGTATATGGAATGGTAGTGTAATTGCATTAAGTGCTTTTACTAATTTAAAAGTAAATGTAGTTGGAAATATAAGAGGAGGCATAGTATCTAGTGCTAGAGGTTTTAGAATAGATCAAAACTGTGTGAATGCAACTTGTAGCATAGTAGGAAATGTTTACGGAGGATCAGGAGGAGGTACATCCTATACTGCCCAAGCCAACGGTATTTATGTTACTAGTGGAACTACTAGCTTATTAACAGGAGAAATAGTAGCAATACAAGAAGGATTTGATGTGCCTGTTTTATGTTTTACTACAGGAACAAAAGTATATATTAAAAAAGCAGTATGTAATACAGGCAGTTTAGCATGGCCTTGTACAGGTTATGTTGGTTTTATAAATAATAGTCCTGAATTTGTTGTAGGAAAACAAAATGGAACTTCTGTAACATTAGCAGATCCTACTTTACAGGATCCACCAGCACCCACAAATGTAAGAAATGGAGTTTCATATTCATTTGGTACTTTTACAGGAACATTAGTTGTACCCACATCCAGTGCTGTTTCTTACGGGGTAGCAGTTGACAATACAACAGGCTCAGCAATTTTATCAGCTAATGATTTCTTTAATGCTGTGTCAGGAAGTTCAGATCCTGTAGCCGTAAGATTAAGAAATGTTTCAACTGTTCAAACAACAGGAGATCAATTACAAGCAGTTTTTCCTTAATATAGAACAAATTTAACAACACTATTGGTTTTATAGTTTCTTTCCATATTTATTACTAGAAATAATCTAATAAAAATGGCAGAAGTACTATTATCTCCCGGCATCTCATTGAGAGAAAACGACACCTCTCAAATAACATCCGGTCCTATCACAGCAGGTTTAGCCCTTGTAGGTCCTACTGTTAAAGGTCGTGTAAATATTCCAACCTTAGTAACATCTTACTCTGATTTCAGAAGTAAGTTTGGTGATGTTTTTGAAAGTTCGTCAACTAATTATGAATTTTTAACGTCTATTGCAGCACAAAGTTACTTTTCTCAAGGTGGTGAAACTATATTAGTAACTAGAGTAACAGCTGGTGATTACACATCAGCTACTTCTAGTATTGCTAATACAAAACCAGCTACAGCTGGAGCAGCTGCAAGTATGACATTTAGTTTACTTGTTTATGATAACAATAGTGCAATTCCCAATTCAGAAGTTGCTCCTAACTTTCAAACCAACTTTATTTATGGAAGTAATTGGTATAAATTTATAGCAGTAAATACAGCTTCAGGAGGTAGTGTTCCTGCTGATGACGTAGATGGTTTAGTGTATTTTTATGCTTGGAATGCTGATGCTACTGGTGCTAGAGTTAATTTAACAACAAACTTAGCTACCAAGATGAACAGTATTTTAGGAACTGCTGGTGCTGATTTATTTTCATTTACTTATAATGTTGCTACTAACGATATTACTTGTCTTGCTTTAGAAGACGGAACAGCATATAATAGTTCTTATGCTTCTTTAGAAGATCCTGCACCTTACTATGATGCTAATTATGCTTTAGTAGGATATGTAGTACCTGCTTCAGGAGTATTAGGAATTACTGCTGGTGGAGTTAATGGAAATCCAGGATTTGCATTTACTTTAGAAACTATTTCTGAAGGTGTTATTATGAACAACAATCAAGGTCAATTAACCAACGGATCTTTGATTTCAGGAAGTATAGACAACGTAAGATGGCAAATTGTAAGTCCTGACTCAGCTTCAGGAACATTTACTTTATTGATTCGTCAAGGAAATGACACAACAACCAATCCTAACGTATTAGAATCATTTACCAATGTTTCTTTAGATCCTAATGCTTCTAATTACATTGAAAGAGTAGTAGGTAACTTTAAACAAAGTGTAGCTTACGATAGCTCTGTAGGACAATATTATATTCAAAATACTGGTGAATATGCTAATGCTTCTCGCTATGTAAGAGTAAAAGAAGTATTAACTCCTACTTACAATTATTTCAACAACAACGGTACTCCTAAGTCTCAATATTTTACTTACTTACCTATAGCTAGCTCAGGAAGTTTTGGTGGTGCTGTTGGTAATGACTTAGCTAGTGTAACTAACTTGTACCAAAACATAAGTACTGTTACTCAAGGACTGTCAGCATCTGACTATACTATAGCTGATGACATTTTATCAAACCCTGAAGAATTCAACTTTCAATTAGTTTCTGCTCCTGGTATTACACAACAATACCAGTCAAGCGTTGTAGCTCAATACATTGCTATGTGTGAAGAAAGAGGCGATTGTTTTTATATTACTGATTTAACAGGATATGGAGCAACAGTAGGAACTCCAGGTAACTTAGCTAATCAATTAAATACTAACTATGCTGCCGCTTACTGGCCTTGGGTTCAAGTATTAAGTGGAGCTACTGGTAAATTAGTATGGGTACCTGCTTCAACAGTAATGCCTGGTGTTTATGCTTTCAACGATAGAGTAAGTGCTGAATGGTTTGCTCCTGCTGGTTTAAACAGAGGTGGAATTGGTGGTGCTTTACAAGCTGAAAGAAAATTAAGCACTAACGATCGTGATACATTGTACCAAAACAAAGTTAATCCTATTGCAACATTCCCTGGTGTTGGATTGGTAGCTTATGGTCAGAAAACATTACAAACTAAAGCTAGTGCTCTTGACAGAGTAAACGTTCGTAGATTGTTGATTAACTTGAAGAGATATGTTAGAACAGTTGCTGAAAGCTTATTGTTTGAACAAAATACTTTAGTAACTAGAAACAACTTCTTAAGTCAAGTTAATCCTTATCTTGAAAGTGTTCAACAAAGACAAGGTTTATATGCTTATAAAGTAGTAATGGATGATTCAAATAATACTGCTGAAACAATTGACAGAAATCAATTAATAGGTGCTATTTACATTCAGCCTGCTAAGTCTATTGAATTTATTTACATTGACTTTAACATAACTCCAACTGGTGTTACATTTTCTTCTTAATGGCTTATCTTTATAGGCATATTAGATTAGATAATAATGAACTTTTTTATGTTGGGATAGGAGAATATTCCTCCCAATATAAAAATATTTATAAAAGAGCTTATAATAAGTTAAATAGAAATAAATATTGGAAAAACATAACCAATAAAACTCAATATAAAATTGAAATAATATTAGATGATTTAACTTGGGAAGAAGCTTGTAAGAAAGAAATAGAATTTATTGCTTTATATGGTAGAAAAGACTTATGTAAAGGATCCTTAGTTAATCTCACAAATGGAGGAGAAGGAATAATAGGACAAATATTTTCAGAAGAATCTAAAAATAAAATGAGTAAAAGTAAAAGTGAATGGTGGAGTAATGTAGATCAACTAACAAAAGAAAATATTAATAATAAAAAAAGTAAAAAAACAAAAGGTATTCCAAAACCTGAAGGGTTTGGAAGTAAAATCTCTGGTCTTAGAGGTCCAATGTCTCAAGAAACAAAACAAAAAATAAGTTTAAAAAAGAAAAAACATTCTTGTTTTAATCAAGATTTTGCAGAAAAACATTTTAAAGCTGTTGTTAAAATAGACCAAAACAACAATATAGAAGAATTTAAGAGTATTAAAGAAGCTTCTTTGATAACAGGTATAAAAAGAACAAATATAAGTTGTTGTTTAACTAAAAAATCACAAACAGCCGGAGGATTTCAATGGTTTTATAAAGAAAAACAAAACTAATATATTTATTAACGAATAAAATACTAACACAATGCCAGTACTAAATCCAAACGAAATAATGTTCACAGCGTTTGAGCCAAAAGTTCAAACACGCTTTTTAATGACTATTCAAGGTGTTCCTGCTTATTTAGTCCATAAAGTTAAATTTCCTGAAATCAACTTAAACGAAATCGTTTTAGATCACATCAACGTGTATCGTAAAGTAAAAGGAAAAGCTAGATGGCAAGACATGAATATGACACTTTATGATCCCGTAACCCCATCAGGCGAACAGGTAGTAATGGAATGGATTCGTTTAAGCCACGAATCAGTAACAGGTAGAGACGGTTATTCAGACTTCTACAAAAAAGACATTAC